ATTTCGATTGGGAGCCCTATGTAGATCGGCTGAAGGATCTGGGCATCAAGTTCAAGGCTCCGGTAGAGGAGAAGATCGACAACGCCAGGCTTCAAGAACTCGCCGCTGACATCTACAGGCGACTCGGGGCTATCCCTGAGCTGACCGATGGACGGGTGATGAAGGATGGCTCGCGCAAGCGGGCTATCAAGTTGGGCATGGAGCAGACCGAGTTCCTTGCTCTGCATGATCCCGTGATGGCGCAGTTCCACACTCGGAAGTGCCTGGGCAAGATCGTCTCCAACCAACTGCCCATCCTGGAGTCCGCCCCGGTCATTCACTTCAGCTATGACGCACTCAAGGAAACTACTAGAACGAGCAGCTACGCCTCGAGCCTGTTCCCCTCGGCCAACGGCCAGCAGATTCCAAAGGCAATCGAGGGAGGGGATCTCTCCGTGGATCCTCGGCGCTGCTATCGTCCTCGCGCTGGCACGGTGTTTTTCGACGTAGATCTGCACGCGCTCGAGCTAGCCTGCGTTGGGCAGATCACCTACGATCTGTTCGGTCAGTCGGTTCACCTTGACAGGTACAACGCGGGCTACGACCTGCACGCCTACTTAGCTTCTCAGGTGGCGGTGCGGACAGCGGAGGAGGGCCTGGCGCAGGAGTTTGCTCAGGCTTGCCGGTCGGAAGGGATCCTGGGAAATCCAGACAAGGTCTACGAGGCGTTCCTGAGCTGCAAGTCGTCTGAAGACCCCGCTGTCAAGTCGTTCTTCAAGCATTACAGAACCCTTGCAAAGCCCATCGGGCTGGGCTTCCCCGGCGGCCTGGGGCCTGACAAGATGGTTCTGTTCGCTCGAGCCACCTACGGCGTAAACCTGACATCAGAGCAGGCTTACGACCTTCGAGAGATGTGGCGGGATGTCTACCCGGAGATGGTCCAGTATTTCAACTGGGTGGAGAGCCAGACCGACGAATACAACGTGACCAACGAGGGAAAGTCTCTCTACTGGTATACTACGCCGATGGGTGCGGTCAGACGCGGCTGCACTTACTGTTCGATTGCGAACGGCAAGGCGATGCAGTCGCCGGGAGCAGAGACCGCGAAGACCGGAAACAACAATGTCGTCCGAGCTTGCTTCGACATGACCCAGCAGAGTATCTTGCTCGGGTGTCGTCCGATCGCTTTTGTTCACGACCAGATCATCGGCGAGACGACCAAAGACGCTTCCATCTGGCACGAACAATGTATGGAAGTGTCCAGGCTGATGATCGAGTCAGCGCGGCTTGCGCTGCCTGACATCAAGATGCGAACAGAACCCCTGTTGACCGAAGTGTGGACCAAGGCAGCGGAGCCGGTCTACGAAGATGGGAGGCTTGTACCGTGGAAGGAATGACGTTCGGGATCAAAGATTCCGGTGTGCGACAAGAGTTCGATACCGGATCGGTGCGCGACACGCGCGAAGGGAAGGGTCGATACGACCTGATCTCGCTCATCGCCGAGGCCCGGCTCGCTCGCTGGTATGAGCAGGGTGCGGCCAAATACGGCGACCGGAACTGGGAGCTCGGGCAGCCCATGATGCGCTACTTTGATAGCGCCAGGCGGCACCTGAACTACCACGCCCAAGGACATCGGGACGAAGACCACCTGGCCGCTGCTGCCTGGAACGTCTTCGCCATGATCCACACCGAGGAGATGATCGCTCGGGGTCTGCTCGATAAGGGTCTGGACGATCGACCGAGCTACATCCCGCCCACTGATCCGGAAGACTACGTCGTCGAGGTCTGGGCTGGCAAGTTCGGATGGCTGGCAGGCAAGTTCCCCAAGCTCACCTACGGCCGGGCGCTTCGTCTGGCTGAGACCCTCAGGCGCGACAGGGAGTGTCCTGTCCGAATCATGCGAGACGGCGTAATCAAGTTGGTCACGCTACCCGAAGAACCCCCGCTTGCCGATATCGAATGAAGTACCTACTGGCTCTGCTGGCCCTAGCTCTTCCTGCATCCGCCCAGATCGGCGCTATCCATCCGGACCAGTCGATCACCTTTGGCCCCTACACTGACACCCAGACCATCCACCTGTGGATCCCCGACAGTCCTTCCAGGACCGATGACGGGCGTGTCAAGGTGATTGTTTGGGACCACGGGGGAGGGTATCGAAAGCGTCTCCCGATCAACAACATCGGGGTCAGCTTCAACTCTGCCGATCAATACAACGCGATCAGAGCGATGCTGCACTCAGCGCTCGAGCTGGGTTGCTATATCGCTTGCGTCGGAGCTACGGGCTCGGGCCTCGATTCTCCTCCGGAGAACACCGGCTGTGGCCTTTGGCGGCCCGTGGATCCTGCGGACACCGATCCTTCAGCAGTCCACTACTACGAAGAGCCGATGCACGCTTCCCGTGCAATCGATCAATGGGTGCTGGATCAAGGGGAGACCCAGCCGCCGATGAAGGGGATTTCGGCAGGCTCCATGCGGGCCTTGCAAGCTACCACGCCCAATGTCTCCGTCGTGGTGGCGCTAAACTCCCCTACCTCCTACCCGGCTCTGGTCCAGGCTTTGCCGCACGTTGGCAGGCCCTACCTTCGTAGGGAGGGCTCCAGGCTAGACTGCGATCCGTATCGCTACCTGGGTCAGGCGAGCAAGATGGAGCAGGTAGAGTGCTCCACCTGGAACTACGCCGTGCAGTTCCAAGGTCCCATCTTCTGGGGTACGGACTTCGATATGCAGCTCCTCCCTGGGATGACGAGCCCGGTCAACTGCGACCCGATCTTCGGCGTCCAGAACGCACTCATGGACATCCACGATCCGAACCAGGCCGCGAGTTGTTTCCTCGAGCGCCTTGCCTCGGGCAAGCGGGACGACGTATACTTCTGCGAAGAGCCCGAGGCTGTTGGCTTTGACGGCGAGCAGACCTACCTCGAGGATGGACAGGATGAGTTTCCTGGAGGCCCTCAGAGAGGCGTGCGCTCCTCGGAGTGCATGGTGGAAGTGCTCGCGTTCCTCAAGAAAAACATGGACCTGCAATGAAGCATGTGATGATTGATCTGGAGACTTTCGGCACATCGAATGATGCTGCTATTGTCTCCATCGGAGCTGTTCTGTTCGACCCTAATCAGGGTATAGTCGATGAAGAAAGGGGCTTTCACGCCAAGATCGACATGAGATCCAAAGATCTGGGGAAGATCGACCCTCCCACAGTAATGTGGTGGCTGTCCCAAAGCGATGAGGCAAGAGCCGCTCTTACCGACGTAGAGAACACCAGCAAACTTGGAGACGCGCTTCAGCAACTCAACGTCTGGCTGAACGTCAACGGGTTCAGACCTGAAGACAAGCGTGATTGGAATCTGTGGGCGAACGATCCAGACTTCGATGTGATCATCCTGGAAAGCGCCTACCGGCGTCAGGGTGTGGAGTACCCGTTCAGCTATTCCAGCTCTAGGAGTATGCGGACAATGTCCAGGCTCGCTGGTTGGCTGGATCTCAAACGGATCCCCGTTGAAAACACGCTCAAGCACGATGCTCTCGCAGATGCTATCTACCAAGCAAAGGTGGTGACGGCCATCATGCAAGAGCTTCGAAAACGAATTCTCTAGTCCCTTCCCCAATGCGCTGCATAGGAATCGACCCTGACCTGCACGATCTGGCAATCGCTACATGGACCGATGGTGGGCCGGAGGCTATCCACATCATCCATGTGCCTCATCGCAAGGGTAGGATCGAGAATATAGCAGCGCTCGACATGCTCCTGGCTCTCACTAAACCGTGGCCCATCAATCCCCAGGTGGACTTCGCGGCAGTTGAGAGCCAGGAGCTTGGCCGCAGTCGGTTTCACAAACGACCGCAGGACATCGTCACCCTCGGTCAGGTCGCAGGCATGGCTTGTATGCGCCTGGCTGCCGCCTACCTAGACATCGGGATCTACTTTCCCAAGCCCTCCGAATGGAAAGGTCAGGTCCCCAAACACGCCATGCAGGCTCGGCTATATACCGATCTTGGTTGGGGCTTTGAAGTGATCTACGACAAGGCCAAGAAACCACAATACGCCGTCCCTGGAGCCGCGTGTCCGTATAGTCTCCCCAAAACACAGTGGAAGCACGCCGGAGATGCTCTGCTGCTAGCCAAGTGGTGTTATGAGCAAGCCGACCAATCGGGATTTGCTTCTGAAACGGTACGAAGTGGCCTTGGAGAAGGCCGCAGCGAAGCGGGAGATCAATAGGGAACTCCGGCAGGAGTACCGCTCAGACAGTCGCAAGAGAGAGAAGGCCCGGCAGATCCTAATCAAGGATCTGGTTCGAGTCTTCGAACACCCCGACAACCCCTATGCGGGTTGGGCCGCCTCGAGAGAACGCTACCGACAACTCGGGTGGTTCCCTGAGATTATGGTGTCCGACCTGTTCGGAACCCATGCCGAGTTCGAGCGGGCCGCAGAGCTCCGGGACAAGCGAGGTACCAGCAAGGTCAAGCTCGCCACGGCTCGAGTCCACACCGAGAAAGAGATCCGCGAGTATGCAGAGGAGCATGTGCTCGGATCGGTAGGTCGGTGGGAGAAGAAATGCAAGGACCGCAGAGGCGTGAAGCACGTTCTGGTGGGGAGCGACTTTCACGGTCAGTTCGTGGATCCTCTGGCGCTCAGGGTCTTCCTGGATGTTGCCTCTGACATCCAGCCCGATGTAGTCGTGCTCAACGGAGACATCACGGACTTCCCTCAGGTGAGCAGGTTCACCCACATGCCCGGGGCAGGCTCTCTATCGCTCCAGGACGAGATCGACTGGACGCGGAACAACATCATCGCTCGGGTGCGAAAAGCCGCTCCTGACGCGGCTCTCTTGTATGTGATCGGGAACCACGAGCAGCGTCTCATTCGCTACCTCGCCGACACCGCCCCGGAGCTGGCTAGCCTCCGCTGCCTACAATGGGATAAGCTCTTCGGGATCGACGAGTTCGAATGCGAGATGGTGTTCGGCGGAAACTTCATGGCCCCTCGCCAGAAGGACCGAAGAGACAATGTCGAGCGTCGTACGCATAAAGTTCTCTACGATTCCCTCGTGGTTACTCACGGGCGAAGCATCGCTGAGAACGCTGCCAAAACAGAGCTCCAGCGTTGGGGAATGTCGGGAACTTCCGGGCACACTCACCGCCCCGGGATCTACACCCGACCTACCCTTGCCCAGCCCTATCTCTCCTGGACCAGCACGCCGATGATGGCGGGCTTTGCAGTAGGAAAGGAATACGTCGATGGTCCGTCTGGATGGACTATGGGATTTGGACTGTTTACTGTGGACTGTGCCTCGGGGGCCGTCATCCCCCAGCTCATCCCCGTCTACGAAAGTTTCGCCTCCTGGAGTGGTAGAACTTGGAGACCTACCGAAGCTGCTCTCCGAACTAGGCAACGAATGTGGGGTGAGGGAGGGGACACTACCGCCAGCAAGAGGGAAGGAAATGACTAGTAAGAGAACTGTAGAACTCACCAAGAACCAGAGCACGACGCTACTGAAGGCGATAGAGTTGTGCCTCGAGCGTCGCCTCGGATCCACCTTGGATGTCGTAGAGGCGAATAAGGCATTCACGTCGCAGGAGCGCAAAGACCTGATGAGGATCTGGAACAAGATTCCGAGGGGATTCCAAGAATGAAGTTACCGCACTCCTCTCAATCCGCACCTGGATGCGCCGGCCCGAGTCGAGCTGGATTTCGAGGCGGAGAACCTGGAAGAGGTCTTGGCCCGGTTCGAGCAGTTCTTGAACGGCTGCGGCTTCCATCTCAAAGGCAACCTGACCATCGAGGAGAACACCTATGCTCTACGGAATCAATCCTGACTTCCACACCTGGACCAGCCGCCATACCCTTCTGACCGACGCCATCAAACGAGGCCGGAGGTTCGAGGTCTTCAATGCCCAAGGGCAGCCTACGGGTGAGTTTGCTCAGCTTGACAGCGACGGATGGCCGATCGGGGATGACTGGCACGGGGTTCGGATTTTCGGGGGCATGAAAGGAACCGTGCCCACCAAGTTGCACACTGACTCCCTAGTCGAGATCAAGGGTCGTGGAGTCACCAAGGTCGGTGGCGGACTCTTCGAAGTGGATCCGGTCGAGAACGGGAACGGCACGATCGTCGCGATGTGGAAGGACAAGCTCAAGCCCTCGGTTCGTATCGACGGTGAGCAGCAGCTCCCTATCACAAGATATGGAATCGACTCGATTCGCCAGTTCCGCCCTGCGGCCCTGCGAACGCTCAACTGGACCCAGGCGAATCAGATCCATCGGGGAGACCGCGTCCGGCTCGAGGACCCGCTGTGGGGCTCCCTGAAGGGGATGCCGATCGAGATTCAGATCATGGTCGCGAACCTCTGCAACGCCTCCCTGTTCTTCAACGTCCCGGCAAGGCTTGACCGACCCGAGGCGGAATACCGAGACTACGTTAGGGACATCTTCGTGCAGATGAGAGACCACTGCAAGCACCCCCCGGTGCTCGAGTATTCGAACGAGACCTGGAACGCTGACTTCCCGGTGCATGTGTTCGCTCGCCAGGATCAGACCCCGGAGCGACACTGGACCAAGGTCATCGCTGACGAGATCAAGCTGCTCTGGGAGGTCGCGTCTAAGGTCTTCGGTGCTCCCACGATGTTCCGCAAGCCCTACTTCACTTTCGTCGGGGGCTTCATCCAGGACCCGAGCATCCTCGAGAAGATCATTCGGGAGCTCCCCGAGCCCCCGGACTTCGCCGGCCCGGCCTGCTACATCGGCCCCGATCGGGAGTCTGTCAACACCTGGAACGATCAGGACTACGAGCCCACCCAGGAGGAGATCCAGGCCGCGTGCCAGACTCGTCTAGTCCAGGCTGCCGAGAAGCTCTACATCACCAAGCGCCTGCTCACTGGGCTAGGCGTCAAGCACATGGTCTGCTACGAGGCCGGCCAGTCCATGATCGCTGGATTCCGCGAGAAGCTCCGCCGGGCCTACCAACAGTCCCAGCGCGAGGAGTGGATGGGCGATCTCTATCGGCAGATGAAGGGCACGATGGCCGCCAACGGCGTCTCTGCCGCGATGTGGTTCTCTCTCATGGGGGATCAGACCCCGCCCGCCCCGGTGGACCCGTTCGGCCTGCTCGAAGGCCACGGGCTGCCGCTACTTCCCAAGGCCCAAGCCGTTCTGGAGCGCTGACATGATCGCCCTATTCCTAACCGCCCTCCTGCAAGTCCCGGCCAACCCAGCCACACCTGAGCATTGGCGAGGCTTCGCCGGTCTGGGCGGTCCGCAAGTCCCGCTCGAGTTCGTGGACCTTTCGAACTTCACCGGGATGCCCCCGCTGAACTCCAACCAGACCTACCAAGGCAAGCTCTGGTTCAACGGCCAGTGGACGGGTCTCCACCACTACCACGAGGACGGCCCCTGCGACAACGTCGTGGTCCGCGACTGCAAGTTCCTGTCGCCCCAGAAGTGGGCGAGCCGTTCCTACCGGATGCGGAAGAACATCCTGGTCGAGAGGGTCCACGTTGACGACGTGGAGACCGAGCACGGCTTCTATTGGAACATGGCGGGGCTCGGCGGTCCGAATCCTACCGGCCAGGGCTTCGCCGCGATGTGGAAGGACTGCCTCTGGACCAACGTCGGCAGCCAGGCGATCCAGCTCGTCTACCGGGACTGGGAGACCCCAGAGCCGGTGATCGACAACACCCCTGGAGGCATGATCTGGCTCCTGGACTGTCGGGGTGAGAATGTGGGCTTCAACCTCTCCGGGAACGCTCGAGCGGCCTATGCCTTCTCGTTCTTCTACTCGCAGAACGACGTGACTATGCTCCGGGTTAGCCTGAACAACCTCCAGCAGGATCAATCGCGCGGAGCGGTGTTCTGCGAGGGGCCGAACCGGAGCATGTTGATGGTCAACTGCGACTACCAGATGGGGATCTGCGACCGCCCAATCGCCAAGTTCGAGAACCTGGACAGTCTGATCATCAGGAACTCGCTCTTCACCTGCCGGCCAGGGATCACTGATAAGGGCGAGCCTGGACGCCAGAAGATCGAGATCAACAACTGCCAGACGATCCGGATTGAGGGTTGCGTAGGCAACGTGGAAGTCTGGGTGAACGGTCAGAACCTCGGCTCGGTAGTCAACAACGTGGTGATCAATTGAGATACCAGACCTACTACGTGATCGAGCATGAGAGCGGCACAGACACTCCCGTCGTGGCTGTATGCTCTGCCCCGAGTGCTGCCGCTGCTGAGCGGGCAGCCAGTCGTCTACTTCAAAGAGACCACTGCAAGCTAGAGGCAGTACGGGTTCTCCCAGGGACCACTAAGCTGCTATGATCTGGCAGGACTACGTCTTCACCTTCGTCGCGGTCATCTTCAGCACGTCGCTCGTGCCGATGGCGTTCAACCGCAAGACCCGGGTGCCTCGAGCCACTAGCATCCCGACCGCGATGGGCCTCTGGATGCTCATCCCGACCCAGATCTCCCTGGGGCTCGTAGCCGCCCCGGTGCTCGAGTGCCTGGCTGCCGCCTGCTGGACCTGGATCGCGCTTCGACGAGGCTAGAAAATGAAAATAGTCCACCTTGAACTGAAGGAAGCCAACGCTTTTGTGGACAAGCTACACAGGCACCACAAGCCTGTTACAGGACATAGATTTTCCATAGGCGTGGAACATAAGGGACGGCTAGTAGGGGTGGCCATAGTCGGCAGACCTGTAGCGCGAATGACCGATCAGGTATTCACTCTTGAAGTGACCAGGCTTTGCACCGATGGCACTCCAAACGCCTGCTCCGCTCTATATGCGGCTTGTGCTAGGGCCGGCAAGGCACTAGGATACGCAAGGATTCAGACTTTTATATTGGAGTCTGAACCTGGCACATCTCTAATAGCTTCCGGATGGAACCTGGATGGACCCTCGTCGGGGGGAGACTGGAATCGACCTTCTAGAGGGCACCGGAGAGTAGATCAGCCCCAAGAGAAGAAGACCCGCTGGTCTCGAGATCTCAGATCTTGACCCTGGCCGTGCTCTTGTCAGAGAGCCCGTCGTCCACGATCTCCTGGACGTAGTCGTCCAGCTCGGCGGCAGCCACCGCATCCATCCGGAACGCGGCCCCGTCTGAGAGCTCGTCGAAGAACGGGTGAGCCCCGGCAGGGCCTACCGAGCGCAGGACGAACATGAACGGCCCGAGGCCGAGCTCGAAGTTCTCTTGGTTGCGCTCGAGGCCGTCCTGGAACTCATCCGGCGTCAGCCTGCGGAACTCAGAGGCCCTGACCGGGTAGCCCCCCTCGAGCCTGGGATCATCCAGGGGATCGGCGAAGAACACCAGGAAGCGACCTGCCGGGGCCTCGAAGCCCCCTCGCCCGTCGTGGTAGTAGACCGCCCAGTAGTGGGGGATGTGGATCAGGGCCTCGCCCAGCTCCACGATGAGCTGCGCAGCGTTCCTGAGGGTTTCGGATCCGATCAGGCCACGGACCCGGGTGAGCTCCTGCCGGCCGTAGCGGGCCAGAAGATCGTCCAGGACTTCCTCAGGGGTCCGGGCCGCCATCAGCGGGTGCGGCGGGGGTCAGCCTTGGAGCGGTCGTCCGTGCCGCCGAGGAGCCCATCCTCGGGGTTGCGACCGGAGCCTGCGATCGGTTCCTTCATGCGGCTCATCGCGTCCTGAGCCCCCAGGGTCATTCCGTCGAGCACCGTCTTGAAGCCGTTCCCGGTCTCGTGGTAGATCGGCTTGTCCTGATCGTCGGTGTCCTTGAAGCCCTCCCCAAGGAAGTCGGCGGAGCTAACACCGATGCTGGACTCCCCAAGCGTTGTCGCCAGGGTCCTCGAGAAGTTCTTCTGGATCTGGTTGAGCTTGCGCTTCTGGAAGAGAAGCAGAGCGTTCGGCCCCTCGTTCGCCGCGCCGATCTTGCCCGGCAGGAGGATGTTCGCGAGCATGGGCGGGATTCCGTGAGCGGTCGCAATCGCCATCGCGAGCGCGAACCGATCCTCAGAGTAGACCTGACTGCCGAGTTCCTGGGAGAGACGCTCTACCTGAATTCGGATCTGGTCGGGATTGGCTGGGATCTGGATCGCGGCGGACTTGTGCGAGTTGCCGATCCCCTGCGAAGCCCGGAAGATAGCTTTGATCTCGTCCCAAGCCTTGTTCGAGATTTTCATCCCGATCAGGTGATAGATGATCTCCGGCACTCCTCGGTTGAAGTGCAGATCGAACTTGTGCCGAGTCATCATCTGCACGAGCTCAATCGAGGGCACCGCTGCCATCCAATCGACGAAGCCGTAGTAGGGATCGCGTGAGTTCGGCTGTCGGAAGTGGATAATCTCAGAGTCCACGATCTCTCCCGTCAACGTCACCTGCCGGCTGTTCCCGATGCTCTGGCGGACCCCGTCCGTACCGAATCTGGACTTGAGTCCAGCCAGGTCTCCCCAGCGGGCCATAGAGACAGCCGTCGAGAGCGCCGAGTCGCTGATCACTTGGTAGTGGTAGGTCTCCGAATCGTCTTCCTGCTCGACTACCACATGGACCGCCGCTGCGTCAAGGTGGTTCAGCCCAACGATCTGGTTCCCATCGTAGACCACTTCCAGGAAGGCGTCGCCCGTGTCCTCGAAGTCGTCCCCGAGCGCATCCAGAACATCCTGCCAGCCGTAACGGGTCAGGGGGTCGAGCTTATCGTGGATCGACTCCTCGCGGTGCCCCATCCCCACCGAGCTCGAGCGCTTCGCATCCAGGCAAGTCTGGTGGGTGTCGTTCAGGTCGCGGAGCCGGCGAGCCTTGACCACGTCGATCAGCTTGGCTCGCACCCCGAGCGTTGTGCCTGTGTTGGTGCCCCCATCCTCCCTAACCGCTTTAGTGAGCTTGACTTGGCTCAGCAAGGACTCCTCTCCGTACAGGTCGAGGGTCTGGCGGGGCAGGGTTATACTTCTGATTTCAGGATCGTCCATGTTTACCGATGAGGGACCTTTTTTCGTTTACATCTTGCAAACAATCTGCTCCCAGTGTAGCATACTGGCCCCGGACTTCCTAGGAAAGTACGAATCTAAAGGGAACATCTAAGTCTTGATCTTCAAACGACTTCGAAGAAGCCTGAAGTGGATTGACCTCACTAAGTCCAGTCCCCAGGCCAAGTTGCGAATCGTAGACGCCAAGATCACCAGGCTTGCCCTCTGCAAGCGCGGCAAGAACGGCCTGAAGACGCTGATCAAGTCGGACGGCACGCTCGAGGTTCAGAGCCTCGTGAAGGCGGACAAGGACGCCCGTCACCTGTTGGCCGTGGTCTACGCGCCCGATCGGGTGGACCACGATGGGCACACCGCTAGCGCGGAAGTGATCCGGAAGATGGCTCACGACTTCATGCGAAACGGCGGCGAGTTGGACATCGAGCACGACGGCAAGGTGCTTGCTCGCACTGATGCCTTCCCCGCAGAGTCCTTCATTGTTCAGCCCGGCGATCCTAGGTTCCAATCCTGGGAGGACTACGACGGGCATCCGGCTGGCGACCTGACCGGCGCTTGGGCCGTTGACATCTGCATCGAAAACCCGGCCCTCTCGAAAGCCTATCTGGAAGAGGGTTGGAATGGAGTTAGCCTGTTCGGACAAGCGGCCGTCGAGCAGGTTTCCAAGTCTGTGGCCGTAGACCCGGAAGGAACCGAAACGATGAAACCTGAAGAGCTCAAGGCTTTTCTCGAAGGTCTCCAAACCGCGCTGGTCAAGGCCGTTGCTGAAGCTGTGAAGCCGCAAGAGCCGCAAGCCACTGACGGTAAGGACAAGGACAAGGACGACAAGAAAAAGGGTTACCCGAAGTTTGAGGGAGACCCGATGGATCCGAAGGCGCTTGAAGCGTTCGAGAAGTCGCTCAAGGCTTACGAGATCAATGAGAAGATCTCTGCCGGCAAGATGACCTCTGCGGATCTGGCCGAGCTGCGTAAGTCGCTGGCTGAGGGTGAGCCGAGCGACGAAGATGCCGGCATCACCGATGACGACAGCGAGGAAGTCAAGCGCCTGCGTCGTCAGCTTGCCAAGGCGACCCGCAAGGGCACCAACGCCCCCAACGCCTCCACGAAGCTCGAGAAGAGCCAAGTGGAGCTGGACTATGAAGAGGGCCTCGAGATCGCCAAGATGATCAACGAGGGCCGTCATGCTCCCAGCGCCGGGACGGGCTTCACCATCGTCAGCAAGTAACCCACAGGAGTAAATCACAATGGCTATCGTTCCCGAAGAACTGTTTGGGTCGCCTGTTTCGATCAGCTCGACCCTTCGGGCTTTCCCGCGCGAGGACGGCATCCGTCCCGGCAAGCTCGCCCAATTCGGCTCCGCTGTGGAGCTTGGACACCTGACCCCCCTGTTCTATGACGACTCCAACTCCGAGTGGAACGTCTGGGCGGGCCAAACCAACGAAGTGAACACCATCACTTCGGACGCTACCCCGGCTACGGCTGGCACGTTCACCATCACGGTGGAAGGCCAGACCACGGCTGCTATCGCGTTCGACGCCGATGCCGCTGCTGTTCAGGCCGCTCTCGAAGCGCTCTCGACGGTTGACGTTGGCGACGTGACGGCGGTTCAAACCACCGGCACCGACCTTGGCGATGCGTCCGCTGTCGTCACCCTGACCTGGGGTGGGCAATACGCCGGCCAAGACGTGACCATCACGGCGAGCTTCGCCGGCCTCACTGGCAACGCTCACGTTCTCGCCACCACCACGGCTGGCGGTGCTGACCTTGCCGATGGTTCCGACATCGACGGCTTCCTGTGGTCGCCGGATGAAGCCCTCACCACGTCTACGGCTGGTGAGCTGATCATCCAAGTGTTCCGTCGTGGTCTTATCCACCGCGACGATATCCCCGTCCCCACTGGTGAATCGCAAGCCGACCTCGATCAAGCCCTGCTGGGCTCCAGCCTTCGCGAGAAGGGGATCGACGTTACCGGCCTTGCCGGAGTTCACTAAGAACTCTGCCTAACCCCTAGATAGAGAGACTGCCATGCCGAGTAGTGCAGACGTTCTTAGCTGGAGCTCGATGACCACCACGGTCAACGAGATCCGCTCTCCGCTCAGTTTCATCAAGAACATGGCCTTCCCGACCGATGACCCTCGGCCGACGAAGAACATCGAGATTGATACGATCCTGCGCGGTCGCCACATTGCTCCCCTCGTCAAGCGAGGCGGAGCTGCTCTGATGACCACCGGGCACGATGAGAACATGCGGATTGTGCAGCCCGCGCACATCCGCATCAAGCGCCCGATGCACCCGACCGAGCTTCTGAACAAGCGTCGGGCCGGGTCGGTCATCCACGTCGGGGCTGCTCAAGTTCGCCAAGCGATGCGCGCCTACATGGCTCGCGAGCTCCAGAACATGAGCGACGACATTGACAACACGCTCGAGTACCTCTGCGCGCAAGCGCTTCGGGGCTCGATCTCCTACGAGTCGGAAGACGAAGTTTCGTTCAGCGTGGACTTCCAGCGTTCGGCCAGCCACACCGTCACTCTGACGGGTTCTGATCTCTGGACGGACTCTGCCTCGAACCCCTCGGAGAACTTCCTCTTCGCTTCGCAGCTCATCAACGATGACTCCGAAGGCGTTGCCACGGACGTTATCCTCGGGGCGAACGCTCGCGCTGGGTTCCTCGCGAACGCCGACGTGGAGAAAAAGCTCGCTTTCCGGCCTGAGTTCTTCCAGAACGGCCAACTCACCATCCGCAACACCTTCGATCAGAACGGTGCTCTGTTCCTTGGTGAGTATTCCAACGGCATCCGCGTCTGGTCGTACGCCCGCCGACTGACGCTTCCCGATGGGACCGCCTTCGATCTGATCCGTCCTGACTACGCTGAGTTCATCTGGCGCAGCCCGATGGCCGAGCGCGTTGTCTACTACGGCGCTATCGAAGACATGAAAGCGATCGGCGAAGGCGAACTGCTCCAAGCTCGTCGCTTCTCGAAGTCGTGGGAAGAGGAAGATCCGTCCGCCCGGATGGCTCTGATCGAATCCAACCCGCTGCCTTGTATGCGCCGCCCCGACACGACCGTCTCCATGAAGGTCGTCTAAGCTAATTGACTTGTTCCCTAGCAGGGCCGGGCTTCGGCCCGGCCCTGTTTTCTTTCTCTAGGAGGCACCAAATGATTCTGAAGGTCAAAGTTGGCAGCGTGATGCTCCCCAAGCGGAAGGGTGAGATCGCGCGCCGGTTCCTGCTCCAGGGAGACACCGTTCAAGACGGAGACTTGGAGCCCGAGGACATCGAACGACTCGTGGAAGACGGGATCATTTCTATCGAGCTCCCCGTGGCTGTGGGCGAGAAGCAAGCTCTCCCGCCCACCAAGGGCAAGTGGAATCACGACCCTTCCAAGCTCGCCGACAGGTCCCTGAAAGACCTGCGAGTCATGGTCCACGAGATCGACCCGAAGTATAAGCTCCCGCAGGGTTTCGACCCCGTCGATGAGGTCGGTATGCTCGTCCGCATCCTGTCGGCCGACTACGATCCGTTGTTTACCGAAGAGCCGACCAAGTCCACTGACAGCTCGCGGCCCTTCAAGGACACTTTCAAGAGCCCGTCTCTGAACAAAGCCAAAGCCGCTGCCAACCAGGAGGAGTAGATGGCCCTGTTCGCACAGGACGATGACTGGATCAAGGCACGGATCAGGCTTTCGAGTGTCCCTGACTCTTCTACAGATACTCTCGCGATCATAGACGACTCCATCGCGAAAGCGCGACTGTCGTTCTACCGAAGACTGGGGCTGTCGAGAGTAACTAAGATCCTGACCTTCGCCCTTGTGGATCCTCCCACCGACGAGGAAGAAATCCTGCGGGCTATCGGCGCGCAGGCAGAGCTCAAATTGGTCCTGGTGGATCTTCTCCGGAGACTGCCCCACGCCTTCATGGATGCTTCTGGAACCCTTCAGAAGCGTTGGAATGAAGAGGCCCCGTTCCGAGAGCGTCCCCGCAGCGATGTGGAGCGTGAGATCCTTCGACTCAACAACGAGATCGAGGAGGAGATGCAGCTCTTGGCTGGTGAGGACGAATCCATCGGCTCGGAGAGCGAGATCAAAACCTACACTGGAACCCCGGAAGAAACACCGCCGTTGCCTGGGGACAGCATCCTTTCCAAACTTTCCCCCTTCGCTGAGGACTAAAGATGGCTAACTCCCTCTACA